AGATCAAAAAGGCCAAGTTTTTCCAACTTCTGATGGCAATTTATATAAAGTAGATTTGCCTGATAAACACGTATTAAAAATGTTGGATTACGATAGCGAATTAAAAAATCAACCGGCAAATGTTAGAAAGTTAGCAAAACAGCATGGTGTTGATTTAAATGATACTGGTTTTGATTTGTTGCAAAAGATTGGTAGGGATCAAGTTGGCGCAGATAAATTAAAGCAAGCAGGAATTCCTGGCATTAAATACGCAAATGAAATGACACCAGGCACAAGCAATTATGTTGTATTTGACCCAAATCATTTATCTATATTAGAACGTAACGAACAACCAATTAAATAAAGAAAGGTAATAAAATGGTAATTAATTTTGGCGATTTCACTATTCAAGAAGCCCAAGTAGTATTAGCTGGCTTAAAAAAGCTTCCATTGGAAGTAGTAGAACAACTTCACGCCCGTTTGCTAAATACCGCCAACGAACAATTCCTAGCGCAGCAACCTAAAGTAAATCCTGAAGATATTACTATTGTCAAAAAAGCAAACGAAGAAGAAGCTGCATAATGACAAACCCAGTTGGCCGACCATCCAAGTACGATCCAGCCTATTGCGAAAAGGTAATAGAACTGGGCAAATTGGGCAAATCTTTTGAGCAAATGGCATCCATGCTGGGTATTGGCATCACTACATTAAAGCGTTGGCGTGAAGATCACGAAGATTTTCGGGCTTCCTTGGAAGATGCACATGGCCATGCCCAAACTTGGTGGGAAGATAAAGCCCAAGCTTTCTTAATTGAGTTTAAAGAAGGTGAAAAGATCAACACCGGCTTATGGTCAAGATCAATGGCGGCCAGGTTCCCAAAGAACTATTCAGATCGAGTGAAGCAAGAAATTAGTGGCCCTGATGGCGCACAGCTAAAGACCGGCTTTGTTTTAACGTTTGAAGAACCAAGCAATGGCAACGATTCAGGAAGTTAAAGCCAAGGTACGGTTTCCAGCCAAACTTAAATGCTTATTCACACCTGAAAAATCACGTTATCGAATTCTTTACGGTGGCCGTGGCGGTTCCAAATCATGGAACATAGCTAGGGCATTACTGCTTAAAGGGTGCGAACAACCAATAAGGGTGTTATGCGCCCGTGAATTTCAAACCAGTATTAAGGATTCTGTACACAAGCTATTGTGCGACCAGATTTATAAACTGGAACTAGAAGCCCATTACGAAATTACCCAAACCACAATACGTGGGATCAATGGCACGGAATTTATATTTGTAGGCGTAAAGAACAACACCAACAATGTCAAATCTATTGAAGGCATCGACATTTGTTGGGTAGAGGAAGCGCAATCAGTTAGCCCAAATAGCTGGAATGTATTGGTGCCAACCATCCGTAAAGCCGATTCTGAAATATGGATAAGCTTTAATCCTGAATTACCTACTGATGAAACATGGAAGCGGTTCGTGCTGAATCCACCAGAAAATTCCGTAGTTCAGAAAATCAACTGGAACGATAACCCGTGGTTCCCAGAAGTATTAGATTTGGAACGCCGTGCATTGCAAGGCCGTGATTTAGAAGCGTACAACAACGTTTGGGAAGGCATCCCACGGCAAACGGTGGATGGGGCTATATTTGCCAAAGAAGTGACTATGGCCGAATTAGAAGGCCGCATTTGCAACGTTCCTTATGACGCAACCAAACCAGTTCATGCTGTATTCGATTTAGGATGGGCTGATCAAACTGCTTGCTGGATATTGCAATTTGTGGGGCAGGAAACTAGGCTGTTGCGTTACTTTGAGGATAGCCAGCAAACCATGAGTTTTTACCTAGCCAAGCTGCAATCATTTGGTTATTTATATGACACGATTTGGTTGCCGCATGATGCCAAAGCCAAATCATTAGGCACCGGCAAATCAATTGAAGAAATAGTACGGGCAACTGGTTACAAGGTGCAGGTATTGGATCGGGTGCCAGTTAATGACAGTATTAATGCCGCTAGAACCATATTCAATAGATGCTACTTTGATAGGCAAAATACTGAAGAAGGATTACAATGTTTAAGACATTATCGGTATGATGTTGACCCCGAAACCAAAATGTTTAGCGCAAAGCCGCTACATGATGAATATTCACACGGGGCTGATGCGTTTCGATACATTGGTTTAATGATTAATGAGCCTAGAAAAGCCGCACCACAACGGGCAAATCAAAGGGCACCAGCTAGTTGGATGGGCTAGATATGGAAAAACACATAGACATAACAAAAGAAATGTTGCACGAACATTTTAATTATGTTGAAGGCGTATTGTTTTGGAAAAAAACAGCAAAAACAAGCCCAGTTAAGCCTGGTAAAAAAGCCGGTAGAATTGTAAAAGATGGTTATTTGCAGACTTGTTTTAACAAAAAAAGATTATTAAACCATCAAATTATTTTTAAAATGTTTCACGGATTTATTCCTTTGGAAATAGATCATATTGATAGAAACGTTGTTAACAACAAGATCGAAAATTTACGACAATGTACAAGATCGGAAAATCTTGCAAATAGACGTAAATATGCAAAAAACTAAGGGATAAAGATGGCCGATACATATTATGAAGAAGTAAGTTACGACACCGGAAATGACAACGATCCCCGAATATCTGAAGCTATAGAATTCTTGCGGCAAGCAGCAGAAGCCGACACTACCAACCGTGCAGAAGCACTAGATGACGTTAAATTTGCTGCTGGCGATCAATGGCCAGTAGAAATTCAAAACAGCCGTAACCTAGAAGCACGGCCATGCCTGACAATCAATAAGCTTGATGCCTATTGCCGCCAAATAACCAACCAGCAACGCCAGCAACGCCCACGCATTAAAGCGCAAGGCATGAACAATCAAACTGATGCAAAGCTGGCTGAAATCGTTACAGGCATTTGCCGCCACGTTGAAGTTAATTCCAATGCTGATCATGCGTATGACACAGCGTTTGATTTTGCAGTACGTATGGGCTGGGGCTATTTCCGTATTACTACTGATTATGTTCGCCCTGATTCATTTGATCAGGAAATCTACATCAAGCCAGTTGATAACCCATTTACCGTTTACTTTGATCCTAATTCCACAGCACCTGATGGATCGGATGCTGAAAAATGTTTAGTAACGGTGGTGTTGTCAAAAGAAAACTTTAGGAAAACTTATCCTGGCCGTGATGATGGCGGTAGCTTTTCAGCCCGTGGCACAGGTGATTCCAATAGCGAATGGGTAACAAAGCACGATATTCGTATTGCTGAATACTTTTATACAGAATTGGAATTTACGCATTTAGTGCTGTTATCTGATGGCACAACATCATATGAAGATCAATTGCCTGATGCTGATGTAATGGATATGGCTGGCATTTACGAAGTAAGCCGCCGTAGAACATTAAGAAAAGTTATTAAGTGGTGCAAGTTAACCGCAATGGAAGTGCTAGAAGAAGGCACTTGGGCTGGAAAATACATCCCAATTATTCCGGTTTATGGCCAGCAATGCGTTGTTGACAACAAACGCAAGAAATTTGGCTTGGTACGCATGGCCAAAGATCCACAACGTATGTACAACTTCTGGCAAACATCCATGACAGAATCTGTAGCGTTGGCACCACGGGCTAAATGGATTATGGCCGAAGGCCAAGATGAAGGCCATGAAACAGAATGGGCAAGTGCTAACAACACATCCTATGCTTATTTGCGTTACAAGCAAACGGACATTAATGGCCAGCCAGCACCACCGCCAATTCGTCAGGCACCAGAACAACCACCGGCTGCAATCATGGCAGCGGCTCAATCAATTACTGCTGATTTACAGGCTGTAGTAGGTATATTTGATCCTAGCCAATTGCCGCAGGGCAACATAAGCGGTAAAGCATTGCAAGGGCAGCAAGGCCAAGTGGATATGACCAACTTCCACTATTATGACAACTTGACACGTTCAATTGCGTTTTGTGGCCGCCAAATATTGGATTTGATACCAAAAATATACAACACAGAACGTGTAATGCGAATTATTGGTGATGATGGCAAGCCTGATTTAGTAACTATTAATCAAAAAACTGGCCAAAAAGACGAAAACGACATAGAAATTCTGTTGAATGACGTAACGGTGGGTGAATACGACATTGTTATGGATACAGGACCAGGCTATAACACCAAACGTCAAGAAGCTGCTGATTCAATGATGACATTGTTGGCTGCTGATCCTGGCTTAATGCAACAAGCTGGTGATTTGATATTCCGCAACATGGATTTCCCAGGCGCAGAAGTGATTGCAGATCGCCTAGCATCAGTTAATCCGTTGGCGCAGATTGATGAAAAATCACCGATACCGCCACAAGTACAAATGCAATTGGCCAATAGCCAGCAGCAAATGCAACAAATGGCGCAGCAAATTCAGCAGCTACAAATGATGATCAAGAATCGCCAAGACGTTGAACAAGTTCGTCAGATTGGTGAAGATCGCCGTGCTGTATTGGCCGCAGAAGTTAAATTGCATGATCAAAACACCCGTTCTGTAACCAGCCAGAACAAGACGGAAATTGATGCGCTGATGAAGTTGATTCTTGGCCATATGGATACGGCACGATTAGAAGCTGAAATACGGGCACGTAATCAGGAACAATATAAATATGCTGATGAAGCCACAAAAAGCATTGAAGATAATATGCAGGTAATGATGCCGCAGCCTATGCAGCCAATGCCGCAAGAACAATCAATGCAAAACGAACAACCAATGCAGTAAGTTGCAAAAGACAGAATATAGTATTAAGATAACTTAACAACCGTACCAATGCGGCAACATTGGGTTTATTCTTGGGATAAAAACCATGTCAGAAGCACAAGTAGCAGACCAGCCAAAACAGGCTGGAACAGTAATAACTAGTGAAAATTTAGCGGAATTCAATGCTAATAAATTAGGTTTAGCTTCCGAAAAAAGCCCAACTGTGGCTGATACTGTAGATGAAGAATCCAGTTCAGAGCCAGCGGCCGAAAAAGGACAGAGTGAACCGAAGTTAGCGGAAGATGAAGCAACCGCAACAGAAGAAAAGAAGCAAAACCCCAAGCTTGAAAAGCGTTTTTCTGAACTGACCAAAGCACGTAAAGAAGCAGAAGCTAGGGCAGAAGAATTAGAAAAGCGTTTGGCGGCATTGGAAAGTAATCCGGCATCCCAACAAAGGGCACCTGAAAACAATTCAAAACCGTCACCTGACGAATTTAAAGATGCTTTTGAGTATGCAGAAGCATTAGCGGATTGGTCAGCAGAACAAGCATTAGTGCGGCGTGAACAGGAAGTAAGGCAACGGGAAGCTGAAACGCAGAAACAAAAGGTTATTCAAACCTGGCAACAAAAGCTTGAAGCTACTAAAGCAGAATTACCTGATTACGAAGATATGGTGGCATCTAGTACCGTTGCAGTAAGTGACGCAGTACGTGATGCAATTATTGAAAGTGATGTAGGACCAAGAATCCTATATGAACTTGCAAGTGATGATGATTTGGCTGCAAAGCTAACATCCATGTCTATACCAAGCGCATTAAAAATGATTGGGAAGCTAGAAGCGCAGTTTGAAAAGACTGAAGCACCGGCGAAAGCGGAAAAGAAATCTGTTACGGCTAAATCTAATGCACCTGAACCGATTAAGCCTTTAAGGTCAACTGGTGGCGTTGCTGATGTTGCGATTGATGGCGAAAAAATGTCATTCCAACAATGGAAAGCCGCACGACTTGCTGGCAAGATTCGATGAGGTTAAACCTAATTTAATTTTTAAGGAAATATCATGAGTAATAATTTACTAACCATTAGCAAGATCACAAACGAAGCTTTGATGGTTTTGGAAAATGAATTAACTTTTACCGGCAACGTTGATCGTAACTATGATGATCAATTTGCTGTTGTTGGCGCAAAAATTGGTAGCACAGTAAATGTACGCCGCCCTGGTAGGTTCATAGGCGTCTCAGGTCCGGCTTTGCAAGTTGAAGATTTCAACGAAACATCCGTACCAGTTACATTGTCAACCCAGTTCCACGTTGACACACAGTTCACTACACAAGATTTGGCATTAAGCCTTGATATGTTTTCGGACAGAGTTTTAAAGCCCGGGATTGCAGCCATAGCCAATAAAATGGATAGGGATGGTATGGTTACTGCTAAAAACAACACCGCCAACATCGTTGGTACCGCTGGTACAGCACCAACCGGTTTGATCACATATTTAACCGCTGCTGCTTATTTGGATTCTGAAGGCGCACCACGTGATGGCCGCCGTTCAGTAGTTGTTGAGCCATTCACTTCTGCAACCATCGTTGACAGCCTGAAAGGTTTGTTCGTTCCACAAGACAAGATTGGCGAACAGTACAAGAAGGGTTTGATGGGGCGTGATTCTGGCGGCATGAACTGGTACATGGATCAGAACGTTGTTAGCCAAACATTTGGCTCATATGCTTCTGCTACATTAACTTGTAACGTTACAACCGCTACTGGTTTCTTATCAAGCGGCTGGGCATATTCAAGCAACATTACCATTGGCGCAACTTCAGCGGCAGCTACATTAAACCAAGGCGATACATTTACCATCGCTGGCGTTTATGCAGTTAACCCACAAAATCGTCAAAGCTATGGCAAATTGCGTAACTTTGTAGTTCAATCTACAACTGCAATTAGTTCTGGTGGTACCGCAACCGTTACCGTTGTTCCAGCCGTTATTACTGCTGGTCAATTCCAAAACGTAAGCGTTACTTCAACTGGCTCACAAACTGTAACGCCATTTAACAACACCGGCGTAACTTCACCACAAAACATTTTGATGCACAAAAATGCGTTCACTTTGGCTTGTGCTGATTTGGAATTGCCAGAAGGCGTACATTTTGCTGGCCGTGCAAGCGATAAAGAAATTGGTTTGTCATTACGTGTTGTTCGTCAATATACGATCAATAACGACAGCATCCCAACTCGTATTGATGTTCTGTATGGCTGGGCACCGCTGTATCCTGAATTGGCTTGCCGTATTGCATCGTAATGAAATAGGGCGGTTTAATGCCGCCCATTTTTAAACAACATATTTAAGGAATAAAATCATGGCAAATCCAGGTCCAGCAAGTACCACAACCATCCACCCATCAAATCTAGCTTCTAATCAGGCTATTCGTTTGATCGGTGTTTTAACCGGCGTAAACGTTAACGCAGTTGGCGATAACGCTATTCCAGTACAAAACACAAACAACTTTTCAGTTACCAACGTTATCGTTACCAATGCTTCTACAAGCTTGACTACTGCTGTTGCGGCAGTTTATCCAGCACCAAACGCACAAGGTACCGCTATTGTTGCAGCCGCTACTGCTTTATCAGGCAATACTGGTTCAACCGTTGTTAACCAACTGACTGTTGCTTCTACTCTGACACAATCTACACAAAACATTTACTTCCGTGTAACAACTGCACAAGGTGCGGCGGCTACTGCTGATGTTTATGTTTACGGTTACGACTTTAGCAATTACTAAAATCATGCCGTAAGTGATGAAAGCCACCCCCATAAAGGGTGGTTTTTTTCATTTTTAAGCTTATAATCAACTATCCTGAAATAAAGGAAAAATCATGACTACTTCAATTGGAATACGCCCAGTTGGAAAAACAACTGTTGTAGCTGTTACCACAACCGCATCTACGCCGGTATTGATCAATACGCAATGCAACGATCAAATAAATTGGGCTGAATTTTCAAATACTGGAACATCATTAATTTCTGTAGCTATTTCTACTATTGCAAGGGATGCAGTTCACCCCGTAGCAGGAACACCAGCAGATTATTCAATTAATGAAAATACTGTTGTTATTTTGGCCGTGCCAACTGTTCCATATTATGTTTCAGCAATTACACCTAGCGGATCATCAACGTTATATGTAACGCCAGTAGATGCACAATAAATAGGAAGTTTTATGACAAATCCAGCCAATTCTGCTGTACAGAATTTATTGCCGGTACAGGCATATTTTGATGCCAAAAATAATTTTGTTACGTTTATTGGTCAGGGTTTGCCATTTACGGCAACTATTTCGCCTGATCAATCGCATTTAGACATTACAAATAGCGTTATTGATTCCACCACTATTGGTGCAACAACGCCATCAACTGGCGCATTTACTAGCTTTTCAACTGTAACCGGCACAATTGCAACGCAGCCAACAGGCGCAACGGATATTGTAAATTTATTGGCATTGCAATCGTATGCTGCTGGTATAAGCTGGAAACAACCGTGCGCTGTAGCTACATTAGCGAATATTACGTTATCTGGTTTGCAAACAATTGATGGTTATACGACATTAGCCGGTGATCGTGTACTAGTAAAAAATCAAAGTTCTGCTGCAAATAATGGTATTTACATTGCCGCAGCCGGTGCTTGGACACGTTCATTAGATGCTGATGCTTGGAATGATTTTGTATCTGCAATTAGCTTTATTGAATATGGTACGCAAGCTGGTGGAGCATGGTTTTGTACAGCAACGCCAGGCGGCACATTAGGCACAACGCCATTAAATTGGTCACAGTTCACTACTTCAGCGGTTTATTCTGCTGGTACTGGATTAACGTTAACTGGCCAAGTATTTAGCATTACAAACATTGGTACTGCTGGAACTTATGGTTCAGCAACACAAACGCCGGTATTTGTAACCAATGCACAAGGTCAAGTTACTTCTGTAACTAACACATTAATTACGCCGGCAATCAGTAGCGTAACTGGATTGGGTACTGGTGTAGCTACATTCTTAGCCACTCCAACTTCTGCTAATTTAGCGGCTGCTGTAACTGATGAAACTGGTTCAGGCGCATTAGTATTTGCTACTAGCCCAACGTTGGTAACACCGGCATTAGGTACGCCAGCAAGCGGTGTAATGACAAATGTAACGGGTTTACCGCTTACAACTGGCGTTACAGGCACACTTCCAATTGGTAATGGCGGTACAGGCCAAATAACTGCTTCTGCTGCATTTAATGCACTTAGCCCAATTACTTCTGTTGGCGATTTAATTCTTGGTAATGGCGCAAACAGCGCAACACGTTTGGCAATTGGCACAAACGGCCAAGTATTATCAAGCAATGGAACTACTGCATCATGGACAACACCGGCAGCTAACGTTTCATCATTTAGTGCCGGTACAACTGGCTTAACCCCATCAACACCAATTACTGGTGCCGTAACATTAGCTGGAACATTAAACATTGCAAACGGCGGTACAGGTATTACTGCTTTTGGCACCGGCGTACAAACTGCTTTAGGTCAAAACGTAACTGGATCAGGTGGGATTGCATTAGCAACTAGCCCAGTATTTGTAACGCCAACATTAGGTGTTGCAACCGGTACAAGTTTGGCATTAAGTGTAAGTGCGCTTACATCGTCAAATACAAGTAATTTGGCAATGGGTGGCACATTAGGATTTAGCGATACCGGCATTTTGGCCAACTTTGTAGCTACAACTAATAGTTATGCACAGTTTGTAGTGCAAAACAAATCGGCTGGTACTATTGCTTCTGCTGAATTTATTGCATATAACGATTCAGGCACGGCCACAACCAATTACGCAACGTTTGGTATTAATTCTTCCGGCTACACAGGCACAGGATCAATTAACACGGCTGGTTATGGATACTTTATTAGTGGCAGCACGGATATTGTTTTAGGAACTATTGGTGCAAATAACATCCATTTAGTTACTAATTCCCAAGCTACTGATGCAATGACTATTAATACGTCAAATGCTGTAGCGTTTAATGGCCAATATGGTACTGCTGGTAATTTGCTGCAATCAAATGGTTCTGCTGCTGCAAACACATGGGTTGCGCCATCAGGTTTAACGGTAGGTACAGCAACTAATGCAGTTAATACTGGCATTACTGATGACACAACCACTAATGCAACAATGTATCCAACCTGGGTAACAACAACCACAGGTAATTTGCCACAAAAAACATCGTCAACTAAGTTTACGTTTAATCCATCAACTGGAACATTAAGCGCAACTACATTTAGCGGTGCATTGGCTAATGCTTTGACAATTGGCACGGGTTTAACGCTAAGTTCAGGAACAACTTATAACAATTCAGCAGCAGTTACATTAAATGCAACTGGTTCAACCATTAATTCACAAACAACTGGCTATACGCTAGTTGCTAGTGATGCAGGTAAAACCATATCAATTACAACTGGTGGCGTAACGGTACCAAATTCTGTTTTAAGTGCCGGAAACATCGTTACTATTTATAACAATTCAGGATCAAGCCAAACAATTACGCAAGGTACTGGTGTTACATTGCAATGGGCTGGTCAATCATCATCAACCACAGGAAATAGAACATTAGGTTTGTACGGTATTGCAACAATTATATTTATCAGTTCAAGCGTTGCTGTTATTTCTGGTGCAGGATTAACATGACAATTCAGCAAATGTTTTTTGCTACAAATGCTGGATTATCCGCAACATATCTAATTGTTGCGGGTGGTGGTGCTGGCGGCGGCGCACAAAACGCAGATTCTGGTGGTGGTGGCGGTGCGGGTGGATTATTAACTGGAACATATTTATTATCTAGTAATACAACATATTCAATAACTGTTGGCGCAGGCGGTAACGGAGTATCTATAAGTAATGGTGGGAATGGTTCTAATTCTGTTGCATTAGGATTTACTGCAATTGGCGGTGGTGGCGGTTCTTATAGAAATAATACGGCAGGTAATGGTGGATCAGGTGGTGGAACTGGAACTGGCGGCACAGCTGGCACAGGTACTTCTGGTCAAGGAACAAACGGTGGCGTTGGCGTAGCTGGAAATACTGGTGCTGGATCAGGTGGTGGTGCTACTGGCGCAGGTTCTAATGGTTCATCAAATACTGGTGCTAATGGTGGTGCTGGAACTGCTTCTTCAATTACAGGTTCATCCGTAACTTACTCAGGTGGCGGCGGTGGTGCTGGTTCTGTTACTGCGGGAAATGGTGGTGCGGGTGGTGGCGGCGCAGGCCGATCATTAACCACTGGAACTGGCACAGCTGGAACTGCTAATTCTGGCGGCGGTGGTGGTGGTGGTTATGCTACTGCTTCTGTAACTACAGCTGGCGCAAATGGCGGCTCTGGAATTGTTATTATTAGTTATGCTGGATCACAAGTATTTGGTGGTGGCACAGTTACATCATCTGGCGGGAATACAATTCATACATTTACATCATCTGGTTCATTAGGGCCAATTTATACAGTTTCATATTTAATTGTTGCTGGTGGCGGTGCCGGTGGTGGGGCACAAAATGTTGATACCGGCGGCGGTGGTGGTGCAGGTGGATTATTAACTGGCAATGCAGATTTATCTACAGGAACAACTTATTCTGTAACTATTGGTGCTGGTGGCGCAGGCGTAACTAATGCCAATGGTGGGAATGGTTCTAATTCTGTTGCATTAGGATTTACTGCAATTGGCGGTGGTGGCGGTGCATATAGAGGTAATACCGCTGGCAGTGGCGGTTCTGGTGGCGGTACAGGTACTTTAGGTACTGCTGGAACAGGAACATCAGGTCAAGGTAATAATGGTGGAGTTGGTGTTTCTGGAAATACTGGCGGTGGTGGTGGCGGCGGTGCAAATAGTGCTGGCGCTAATGGTGCACCAAGTGTTGGTGGTTCTGGTGGCTCAGGAACAGCAAGTTCAATTATGCGTTCATCTGTTA